ATAGAGGATCAAAACCAAAACCATTTGCTAATTTTGCGTCTATAGATAACTTTAGTAAACTTATGTTGTCTAGATTAGACGTAAACTTTGATCAGATTAAAGAATTTTATCCTGGTACAATACTACCAACGGCGGACGCGTTGTATAATTATTTTAAAGCTGCTTGGCCAAAAAACAGGACTACAAAGAAAGAGCTAGATGATTTTGAAAAAAATCAAGGTAAAGAAGTTAGGGCGAAATTCGATAAAGCGGTTTTAGAGATTAGAGTGTTAGCGCCTCAGCTGAATATCGACCTTGCGGTTAGTACACCATCACCTTCATCATCTCAAAATGTACCTAATGTTACACCAACACCCACACCATCACCTGCAGCAGTAAATCAAGTTCAAACACCAAATGCTGATGATAGAACAATATTAAGTAATGCTGGAAAGACAGGATCGATAGCGTATACATTAAACGCCTCAACATTATCAAACGGAACAGTAAGAATAGAAGGTAATATTGGTTCGTCTGAACTATCTAAATCATATACACTAAAAGTATTTTTAGTACAAACCCAAGGACTCGGATCAGAAATTCTCATGGGTCAAACATCTTTAATACCCAAATCTAATGGACAAGTTAATGGGTACACCTTCACAACGTCAAATAATTTTAGACGAGAATGTGATCTTGCGGCTGACAATAGAGACCACTCAATAATATTTAAAGTTCAAGTTGTTGAATATCCTGAATATGGATATACTAACTTGTTTAAGGTTATGAATTATGATTGTCCAACAAGGAATCTTTTACCTGGTGACGTAGTTACAAATGCGGTTTATGATCAAATAAATGCTAATCCATGTGCTATTTGTTATCCTAATGGAGGCCCTAATATTATAATTAATGGAAAGGATTGTCTACCGAATACAAGGCCACCAAGACAAAACATTTTCAATACTACAACCGATAAAGACGCGAATGGTAAAATAACAAAAGTAACATTTACGGTAAAACCTGATGCAGGAATTTGGAAAATATTTACAGGTAATTACAATTTACAATGCGTGGGAACAACAGCATCGTCTACCTCAGGTGATATATCTCAAAACCAACAAAGTATTTCATTTGATATTGTGGATATTATTGATGGATGTGATGCTGGTAATTATACAGTCAAAGTAGAAGGAGTAGCTCAAGCGTATCTTCAGAACGGTAGTGCCGATAGTACTAGAGATCAACAACGTACAACATATGTTGTTCAAGGGATAATTTAGCAATAGCAATATATTTATAAATAAAAATAACATGGATATTAAAACAGCCTTAAACAATTATCTTGGTAAATCAACTAGGTATTCTGAGATGGATAATGGTGACGGATCAAAACAGGTTTGTGACTTAGATACAGGTGATTGTTACACAGTACGTATGAAAGATGGTCTTATTGAAAGAGTAGAAAATACTATGACAATAAATAAAAAAGTTAAAGTTGAGACTCGTCAAGGGTTCAAACAATTATTAAATGGGTAACAAAATGAATTTAGATAAAAAAATTATTGCAGAGATTGCGAAGTTCAATAAAGTGAACAAATACATTATGGAACAAGATGCTGCGGCGGCGCCAGCAGTACCTGAAGATCCTGCGGCTTTACCTGATGCACCAGCACCTGCTGAAGACCTTGCGGCTACACCACCAGTGGATGCACCTGCAGAAAAAATAGATGTTGCAACGGATCCTGATGTTGAGAAAATCAACGATAAAGGAGATAGCGAAGAAAAAGACGGAACGGAAGAGCTTGATATTACAGACTTAGTTAAGTCACAAAGTAATATTGAAAGTAAACAAGATGATTATTTTGAGAATCTTTTTGGACAACTTTCAAATTTAGAATCTAAATTGTCTGAAATGGATAGTATTATGTCTCGATTAAATTCAATAGAATCTAAAATAGAAAAATACAGAACTAAGACACCACAAGAAAAATTAGAATTAAGAAGTTATGATTCGTACCCATTCAATCAAAAACTTTCTGATTTTTTTGAGGACAAAGAAAAAGAAATGGAATTAACCGGTAAAAAAGAATATGTTTTAACACCAGATGAAGTAACTGATATTAATGCTAGTGAAATTAAAGGAACTTTCCAACCTTCAAAAACAGATGATAATCAAAATTACAGTAGTAGATAGAAAAAAAAATTAAAAGAATTAGGGGGGATTACAATAGTAATCCCCTTTTTTATTTAGATATTTATTTGACAGATGAGAGAGATTCAACTATATTTACAATAATCAATTAATAAATTTAAAACAAAAAAACATGAGTTCATTAGACGCCGTATTGGCACAGTACGAAAAATCGAAGCAAGCTTCAGGGGGTTCCCAATCTAAGATGTCTCAGGATGAAAGAATGAAGAAATACTTCGCTCTTATCCTTGAAGACAAAGAAAAAACAGGATCAAGAAAAATTAGAATTTTACCAACACCAGATGGTTCATCGCCTTTTAAAGAGGCTTGGTACCATGAAATACAAGTTGGTGGTAAATGGCAAAAGTTTTACGATCCAGGAAAAAATGACAATGAGCGTTCACCTTTAAATGAGGTTTACGAAGAGTTAATTTCTACAGGTAAAGAATCTGACAAAGAATTAGCTAAACAATACAGATCACGTAAGTTTTACATCGTGAAATTAATCGACAGAGACCGCGAAGAAGACGGACCAAAATTTTGGAGATTTAAACACAACTACAAAAATGAGGGTATCTTAGATAAGATCATACCTATTTGGAGAAACAAAGGTGATATTACAGATCCTGAAAAAGGACGTGATTTAATCATTGAATTATCAAAATCTAAAACAGGAAATGGTAAGGATTATACCACTGTACAAACTATTATGTATGATGATCCAACACCTGTTCATGAAGAAGCGGAACAAGCTAAGGCTTGGGTTAACGACGAGTTAACTTGGTTAGATGTTTACTCTAAAAAACCTGTTGAATATCTTGAGGCAATCGCTAGAGGAGAAGTTCCACGTTGGGATACTGATAAGGGTGGTTACGTTTACGGTAACGACGAAGAAGGTACTACATCAATTGGAGGATCAAAGAAAACAGTTATTGATATACAAGCAGACGAAGAACCAGACGGAGATCTACCGTTCTAATTTATAACAAAAATCATGTATGGTATCTTGTATGGTACCATACATGTTAATTTTTAACAAATGACATTTAACGAAGAAATCGAATTACAATTAAGAGACAATAGAGTATTGTCTTATGAGTTGTTAAGTGAATTAGAAAACAAAAATTACTTTTCAGGTAGAGGTAAACAAATTGGTGATACAATTTTATTCGGAATGTTGAAAGATGAAACTGAGGATGGAGAAATATATTTTACTTTAGTAACATTCCACAAAGAAGAGATTGGTGTAGTATATGAAGAAGATGATTCATTCTACATTACATCAAAAGAAAGTAGATTACCAAACATTAAAAAAATAGAAAATGGCGGGAATTAAGAAAAAAGAATCAGGAGGATTTAAAGATAAGTTCTCAACCAAAACAAAGTATAAAGAAACTAGCTACTACTTTTGTGGTGATGCTTTCTTAAGCGCTAGTGGATTACCAGGCCCTGTTATGGGAGGTATCAATATGTTCTTGGGACATAGTAATAGTTCTAAAACAACTGCGATGATATTGGCTGCGGCTGATGCTCAAAAGAAAGGACACTTACCTGTCTTTATCATTACTGAAAAGAAATGGAGTTGGGAACATGCTGTTGAATTAGGTTTGGAAGCTAAAAAGAATTCTGATGGTGAGTGGGATGGTGACTTCATCTTTAACGATGGGTTCGATTATATCGAACAAGTTACTGACTTTATCAACGAAGTATTAAATGCTCAAGAGAAAGGAGAAATTCAACAATCAATCTTATTCCTTTGGGACTCAGTAGGTTCAATTCCTTGTAAGATGACCTTTGATGGTAAGGGTGGTAAACAACATAACGCAGCAACACTTGCTGATAAGATTGGTATGGGAGTTCACTCAAGAATTTCTAAATCAAAGAAAGAAGACTACGCATATTACAATACTTTAGTGGTTGTTAATCAACCTTGGGTTGCTCTTCCTGACAATCCGTTTGGACAACCAACAATTAAGGCAAAAGGTGGTGAAGCTTTATGGTTAGCGTCTTCATTAGTATTCCTTTTCGGTAACCAAGCAAGTGCTGGTATTAACCACATCACGGCAACCAAAGGAGGAAGAACTGTGAGATATGCAATCAGAACTAAAATTTCAATCTTAAAGAACCATGTAAATGGTTTAGGGTATAACGATGGTAAGTTAATCGCGGTACCACAAGGATATATCGAAGACACTAAAGAAGCTTTGGAATCTTACAAGAAAGAATACTCCCAATATTGGAATGGTATTTTATCAGGAACTGGTGAAATTACTTTGGAAGAAACAACAGATGATATTAGTGAGTAACGTATTTTTAACATTTAAATAATCAATGTGTCTAAGACTTTATTGGTAGATGGAGACAATCTATTTAAGATTGGTTTTCACGGGGTTAAGGACCTCTATAATGACGGTTCTCATGTTGGTGGAGTATATCACTTCATAAACACATTACGTCGATTTTTGGAGGAGTATGACTTGGATAAGGTGGTTGTATTTTGGGATGGAGATTCAAACTCTTCTACCAGAAAAACAATATATCCCCAATATAAGGCAAATCGTAGATTGAATATGAATGAATTCAAATACGAGTCTTACGTAAATCAAAAAATCAGAGTTAAGCAGTATCTTGAAGAAGTTTTTGTTAGACAAGTTGAGATAGATAATAACGAAGCGGATGACTTAATTGCTTATTATTGTCAACTTGCAAATGATGAAACCATAATCATATTTTCGGCAGACAAAGATCTGACACAACTAATTTCCCCGAATGTGTCAATATACTCACCTATACATAAAACTACGTATAGATTCGGGGATAGGATTAAGTTCAAAGACATTGAAGTCCCACACCAAAATGTACTTATCTGTAAAGTATTCATGGGAGATAAATCAGACAATATTGATGGAATACAATCACTTGGAGAAAAAACATTTGCAAAGTTTTTTCCTTTAGTGCTGACTAAATCATGCACTATCGAAGAAATAATGGATATTGCACGAAATATCCCGCAAGAAAAACCTATAAAAGTATTAACAAATATTTTGACTGGTAAAACAAAAAGCGGTATACTTGGAGAACAATACTACCAAATAAACCAAATGATAGTAAACCTCAATAATCCACTTATAACAGATGATGGAAAAGAGTTGGTTGAATCTATCTACAGTGAAACTTTAGATCCCACAGACAGAGGTTATAAAAACCTAATGAAGTACATGATGGAAGATGGGTTATTCAAATACCTACCTAAGAATGATGAGGCTTGGGTAAATTTTTTAAAACCGTTTATGAAACTTACGAGAAAAGAAAAAAGAAAAATTAAAAACTAAATTAAATGAGAGATCAAGATCAAGTAAAGATGGAATTTTTGTTAACACTCAATGAAAACATTGTTGTTCAAAGATTTTTTAACGTCAGAGGATATAATCCTAAGGCGAGGTTATCGGTAGATTTGTATGAGTACATGTATGATGTTAAAGAAGTACTCCACAATTATTTAAGGATGAAAACGGTTGTCTATATGTTGGACAACAAAGAAGCGATCGAGCATGATCCGAATATTATGAACACGTCATTTACTGACGGAGACGAAAACTTTCACATTTATGTGAAGATCGGGGATGAGACAATTTGTCATAGAATTTTTGACGGAAAATTATATCCACCAAAAGTTCGTTATACAGTGGACGTAAGACCATATTTGAAAGATATACTTTCAAATTTAACTGACATTTTTTCAAAACACGATTTAAATCACGAATATTGTGGAATCGAGTTGGTCTAACAACTATTTATAAATTCAAGGGAGTACAGAGAGATTATGCAGAAAAATTTTGACTATTTAGGAAATACATTCCAGGTTCAATTGTTAAACCAAATTATTGTAGATAAAGAGTTTTCGACTACCATCATGGATGTTTTGGAACTCTCATATTTTGATAATAAGTACTTTAAGATCATTGTTCAAATGATTAAAGAGTATTATCAAAAATACCAAGCTACACCAACGTTTGATACGCTTGAACAAATAACAAAGTCAGAAATTACTTCTGAAATGGCGGTTAAAATTGTTTTAGATACTATTAAACAAATTAAAGACGCACCATTTGATGGTTGTGTTTTTGTTCAAGAAAAAGCCTTAAAGTTTTGTAAACAACAGGAACTCCAAAGGGCGATGCAAAAGGCACAAAAGATTATCGATGAGGGTGATTTCGAGTCTTATGACAAAGTTGAAGAACTTGTTAGAGAAGCAATTCAAGTAGGAGAAAGAGACCTTGGGACGGGTGATGTATTCGCCAACTTGGAATTAGTTTTAGACGACGACTTTAGATCTCCAATACCTATTGGTATAAAAGGAATTGATAATCTACTCAAGGGTGGGTTAGCTAAAGGAGAAATTGGGGTTATATTGGCACCAACAGGTGTCGGTAAAACAACCATCTTAAGTAAGATAGCAAACACTGCCTTTAACTTGGGATTCAATGTCATTCAAATATTTTTTGAAGACAATCCAAAAATCATTCAAAGAAAACATTTTACAATGTGGACGGGTATTGAACCAGATAATTTGGTTTTACACAAAGAAACAG